ATGGGAATATTGGACCAATTAACCGATAGGGAAAGAGAGATAGTCAAGGAACTGGCTCTCGGATATACAGAAAAGGAAGCGGCCTCAAATCTATTTGTTGCAACCGTTACGGTACATAACCACACTTACAATATGAGAAAAAAGACCAACAGCCGAAGCAATCTGGAGCTGGTCGTAAAATTCATATTGAGCCTTGAGGATCCAAAGAAATATTTCGCAGCAATCCTTTTTCTGATCCTACAGTTTGGGATCATTGGGTACTCACAAAAGATGGATTTAAGAAGGGTGCCCAGAAACTTCAAGGAGGCCAGGTTCTCAAGATTAACAAGAAAAGACACTTTATACTTATGAAAACAGAAACAATTACAAAAAACGAGACAATCCAGAATCAATACCAGAGCCTGGATAACAAGGCCGATTTCATTAGAGAGGTCGCAAAAGAATTGAAAAAGAAACCGGGAACACTTAAGAACCATTGGTTCAGCTGTTTCTTTTCCGTGCCCACTGCGCACGAGGACAGGGTGATTGAGATGCTTGAGGAAAAAATTTCACTTCAAAATCAATAAGCCATGACCCATCAACAATTAATAATAGAGAAACTTGAAAGATTGGAAAACAATGCACGCCGTCTTTTAGAAGACACTGCGGCACTGAAGGAGGAGCTGTCTGGTGGTTCGGACAGCTCAATTTCCAAACCAGTGCTCTCAATGCACCAACGAGAGCAACTTATCAAGAACAGAATGAAAACGGCTCTTAAACAAAACACATGAAGTGGATAATAGACCAAATACTGCTCTGGCTTTTTCCAGAGCTATATGAAACAAAGGATGATTAATAGCGAGTTTTCCTTTCCCAAATCTACCTAAAACCTACACCTATGATAAACTTTGAAACAGTGACAACACTTGAAATAATATCGACCATAATTGTTTGCATAGCTCTCTATGTGGCAGTGGAGATGATCATTGAAAGAAACAAAAAAAAGCCATTCTAGGGGAATGGCTCTAATCTATAAATCGAAATCCTAATTAAAAACTAGAACCTATGAAAGCAAATTTACTGAAAAAAATCCAAATAGGAAACCCATTGATCAATTTGGACCTGACAAAACTGTATGATGAGCACCAATCCACAACCACTGATAAAGAACTTTCAGACTTCTACCACCGCGCATTGACATTGTGCGAGGGAAGTGAGGTTGCAACACGCTTTTTATATGCGATGATAAGTTTTTCAACAGGCATAGATTTTAATCCGAACACCTTAATTCCAGACCATGAAAATTGAAATAACCAAAACAAACGGAAAATGGTTGGTAAACGGAAAGTCCTACCAAGAACTGAACTTCCAGGAAAAGAAATTTATGGATGATTTTTTCAGAGAGGTAAAGATTGCGTCAATGGAAGTAGAAGAATTTCAAACACTGTAAACTATGGAATTTAAAGGAACAAAAGGAGATTGGATTGTTAATCTAAAACACGGTCTTGAAACAGATATATTTTGTGAAGACATACGAATAGCACAAGCAAAGCATTACAACACAGGAGAGGGTGATTGGACAAAAAACGACCCTATTAGAGAGGTTGGAATTGCCAACGCTAAACTAATAGCGGCAGCACCCGATTTATTGGAAGCACTAAAAAGCGCAATTCCATATTTAGAGCAACACTCTTTAAGTATTGTTCTTGAAAAGGCAGAAAAAGCAATCAATAAAGCACTTGAGCCATGAAATCCAACAACTACATAAAAAAAGGCTCTTATGATAAAAGGCTTGATTTTTTAAAATCCAAATGGGATGACCTTATGGTTGAACAATCAAAAATGTCAATGGAGCAGATTATAGAAGATGGTTTCCAAGCTAGAAAAAAACGCATTGCAGCTCTATATCAAAGAGCAAATGAGGAGGACATGAGAGAGCGCAGGGATGCTATAAAAAAAATATTGGAATATGTAAGTCCATTAAATACCAATTCAATGGTCAATCTTCCAACCGGGATAATATCATTCAATCTTTAAATTAAAACCAAGAAATTATGAGCAAAGAACTATTTTTTTTGATGCGCGAAGCAGAAGTAGCCACATCAAATTTTTTACCGACAAAAAAAGAAATTACAAAATCCTCGACCGCTTTCGCTAAAAAGTTGATAGATGATGGCAACCACAATCCAGAGGAACTGTATGCACAGGCCATAAGGCTTAAAGAGGCCTTAAACGTTATTGAGGGGGTTTTGAAATCAAACCTTCCTGATGAAAACTTTGAAGCGTTCGGTCTAAAGGGTACTTATCGCAGCGGTGGCGACTCAATAAACTATGCAGAAGATGAGAAATATCTTGAAATAAAAGGACAACTGGCACACCGCGAAAGCCTTTTGAAAACAGCCCTTAAATCTGACATTGATTTTTATGATGAAGAGGGTGTTAAAGTTCCAAAAGTTTCAACAACTCCAAGGAAATCGTCTTTGGCAATCAGTTTCTAAAAACAAAAACGGTTAGCGGAGTGCCGTATCTCATTCCGCAAGATAAATAAATCAATATTATGGCACGATTAGAACGCCCAACAACAGAAAGCAGAAACCCTGCAACGAAATTCCTTGAATGGAAAAGCAATGACAAGTGTTTCTCTTATTATGACAAAGAGCTGAAAGAGAACATTAGCGTAGAGCTACCATTAAAGTTTCTTTTCATCGAACACTATCACACCGTAAAGGGGTGGCACGACAAAAGCGAAAGTGGTATCTACTCAAACGAGGTCTATTCCATTGGTAACACCCTACTGGAGGTCAAAGCCTTTAAGGGCGGTGAGATAGCCTCCGGATTTTACAAGGACATCAAGGATAAGGTAAAAAACGCTGGGGGAAACTACGCCAGAAGTATTTATGTAATGCTTGAAGATGGATCTATGGCAAACATACAGCTAAAGGGATCCGCAGTAGGTGGCATCAAAAAAGAAAAATCCATAGATGGAAAGGACAAAAAGGGATGGTCAGAATTCTATAATGACAACCAAAGCAATCTGGACTATCATTGGATAGAGATCAATGCCGCAGCAGAAGGCAAAAGCGGAAGTGTGAAATATTCCATACCAGAGTTTGAGTTCGGTAAAAGAATTACAGATAAAACCGATAAAATGGCATCCGAAACAGCTTCCATGTTAGGGGATTATATGAGAGGCTACCTTGAAGATAAACCGTTTAGAGATGGAAGCGTGGTCGATGAGTATGAGAAAAACGCAGAAGAATTGGTTGATGAACTGGATATTTAAAACCAAAAAGGGCTTTATGAGCAAAAAACACATGCAACACATAAGGCCCTTTTCCCTACTCTCCCCCAGAGAAAAAAACGGATATTTATTTTAAGGGGGGGTCAAAAAAACAAATTTATGCGTGTCATGTGTTGCGAAACGCTTGAAACCCCAACAAACACTTGTACTTTGAGCGCAACACGTAAATCTAAAAACGCAACACCGCAACACTTAAATTAATTATGGATATCAGAAATACACAAATTTCAATTTTTAAGGACCTTTTTAAATCAACAGACGTCCCTTATATCGTCCCTCTCTGGAAATCCATCGAGCGAATCAGACAAGGAAAGTCTAAAAATCTGATAGAGGATATAAGACAGGGAAATAAAGAAATCAAGAAAAGACTTCCATCCATACTTTTTGCAGGTGAGTTTACTGAAAGAAACAGTAGGTCACTGAAACAACATTCAGGATTGATGATACTTGACTTTGATAAATATCCATCAAATGAGGTGATGATGGAACATCTTGAGAAATTGAAAGAAAACAACCATTTTGTTACACTTTTTATCTCACCAAGCGGTAATGGCATAAAAGCCGTTTTAAGAGTGCCCAACTCACTGACAAAAGAAACACATCCCCAATATTTCAAGGCCTTCCAGAAAGAATACGACTATAAGTATTTTGACATATCAAATTCAAATGTCGATAGGGTATGTTTTGAAAGCTATGATCCAGACATCTATATCAATTATGAGGCTGAAATTTACTCACCAATTATAAAGGACGAGGGTTTTGATCGCGTAGAAAGAGCTCCAATAATTCCCATAAGCAATGAGGACATCATCATTGACAAAATAATGGAATGGGACTGGAAAAAAGATTTTGTAGATGGCGAAAGAAACTCTTTCATATTTGATATATCAGGAGCATTCTGTGAATATGGTGTCACCCAGACAATGGCCGAGGGATATATTTTGAACAATGTGGTGTCTGGTGAATTTTCGGAGCGTGAGTCCCTTACTGCTATTAAAAGCGCATACAGGACACGGACATTCAACTCTAAATATTTTGAGGACTATAATCGTATAGAGCGGATCAGAAAGGACCTGAACAAGGGAAAGGATGAAGTGCTAAAGATCCACAAGATCAATGAGGAATCCTATGAGATCATCAAAGAGGAAAAAAGCCATGACGATTTTTGGTATTTTGAAAAAAAGAAACCTAAAATAGACCCACTAAAATATAAATGGTTCCTGGAAAGAAGTGGCTTTAAAAAATACTTTCCGTTTGGTGCCCAAAAACCTATATGGGTGAAGATACAGTCGAACATCGTATCAGAAACATCGGTAGAAAAAATAAAAGATTATGTGCTCGACTTCCTTCTTGACAGAAATGAGTTCGACGTTTGGCGATACTGCTCAAACTATGGCAATATTTTTTCAGAAAATTTCCTTTTGATGCTTGAGAGCATAGAGCTTGAGATATTGAGGGATCAAAAGGATACCTCTTTTATTGCATTCAAAAACGGCATACTTAAGATCAAAAAAGATAGTGCAAAACTTGAGGAATATGTTGATGTTGAAGGCTACATCTGGAACAGCCAGATAATAAACAGGAATTTCCAAAATCAAAAATCAAAGGATAACGATTATCGTCAGTTCATAATCAACATCACGCACAATGAACCGCTGCCAATGGAGTGTGCGATAGGATATCTACTTTCCGGATATAAGAACAAAATGAACAACAAAGCTATTATTTTGAATGACGAAGAGATATCCAACAACCCAGAAGGAGGGACTGGAAAAGGGTTGTTCGTGCAAGGTATAAGACAGATCAGAAAGGTGTCAATCTTGGACGGCAAAAGCTTTGACGATAAAAAGAACTTCGCATATCAGACCGTCACACCGGACACACATGTCCTTGTATTTGATGACGTAAAAAAGAACTTCGATTTTGAGAGCAAATTTTCCCTCGTAACCGAGGGCATCACCATTGAAAGAAAAAATAAAGATGCCCTAAAATTATCGGTAGAGGACAGCCCAAAGATGTTGATAAGCACCAACTACGCTATAAAAGGTGAAGGTAATAGCCATGACAGGCGACGACATGAGCTTGAGATCGCACAATTTTATGGAAAAAAGCTGACACCGTATGATGATTTTAAGCGCAATCTTTTTGATGATTGGTCTGATGATGACTTTAGGGCCTTTGACAATTATATGGTCTATTGCCTTCAATGCTATCTGACCCATGGACTCATTCAGCAGCATAATGCCAAAAACCTTAAAAAACGCAAGTTCATCATTGAAACCAGTATGGAGTTCATGCAATGGGTGAACGATGGTCAGGAATTCGATAGGACCAGTAAAGCGGAAGCTTTCGAGAACTTCACCAATGAATATCCGGATTTCAAGAAATGGCTAAATAGAAAGACCTTCAATATATGGGTTCAGAAATGGGCAAGCTTTTCAGACTCGGAGTACCTAGATGGTAATACAAATGGAATACGATGGTTTTCGGTCATCACCAAGGATATGGAGGTCAAAGAACTGGAGGAAGTTGAACACATACCTTTTTAATTATGGAATTTAAAGCAAGAGAATATCAAGAAGAGATCAGTGATAAAGGGTTTATAATATTGAACACACTTAAAATATTGGTTCTATCGATGCAAGTCAGGACTGGAAAGACAATTACCGCATTTTTAACCGCTGAAAAAGCGGGATGCAAAAGCGTGCTTTTCATTACCAAAAAGAAAGTGATTGAATCCAAAACAATCGATAATGACCATAAACTTTTAAATCCATCCTTCGAGGTAGACCAGATAAATTATGAGAGCGTCCATAAAATTGACAGTAAAAAATATGACCTTATCATCATCGACGAATCACACTCCCTTGGTGCTTTTCCAAAGCCAAGCCAAAGGACAAAGAACATCAAGAAAATAATAGGCAACAAAAGAATGATTCTTTTATCGGGAACGCTGACACCTGAAAGCTATTCACAGATATACCATCAACTTTGGATAAGTGAATACAGCCCTTTTCCCGAAAGCAATTTCTATAAATGGGCAAACGTGTTCGTGAACGTCAAAAAACGCTATGTGGCTCACGGAAATCAAGTCAACGACTATTCTGATGCGAACATAAAACTGATACAAACCTATACACGAAAGTATATCTTGACATATACACAAGCAGAAGCTGGATTCACGTCAAAGGTAAGTGAGCACATACTTACGGTGCCAATGAAACGGACCACTTACGATCTTATAAAGATACTTGAGCGCGACCTTGTGTTCACAGGAAAGAATGGAGGCGTAATATTAGCCGACACGCCTGTCAAACTTATGCAAAAGGTTCATCAGTTATACTCTGGAACCGTGAAGCTGGAAGATGGGACAGCGGTTATCATTGATCGATCAAAGGCAGAATTCATAAGAGATCGCTTTAATGGAAAAAAGATAGCAATATTCTACAAGTTTACTGAAGAATTAGAATTACTTAAAAAAGTATTTGGACATGATATGACCACAGACATCAATGAGTTCAATAACAGCAATAAGAACATAGCACTCCAGATAGTGGCAGGACGTGAAGGAATAAGCCTGAAAAATGCCGAATGTCTGGTCATGTTCAATATTGACTTTTCGGCCACCAGCTACTTTCAGAGTAAGGATAGAATGACCACAAAAGAAAGATTAGTAAATAATGTTTATTGGATTTTCTCCGAAAATGGTATCGAGCAACAGATTTACCAAACAGTAATGAACAAAAAGAACTATACACTGAAGCACTATGAGCGAAGCAAAGTACCAGTCAAAACTTATTAAGGAACTTGAGAAAGATGGATGGTATGTCCTGAAACTCATAAAAACGAACAAATCGGGAATCCCTGACATCGTGGCTATAAAACCGAATGAGGTGCAATTTATAGAAGTGAAAGGAAAAAAAGGAGTTCTTTCAAAACTCCAAGAATATAGAATAAAAGAATTGAACGATTTAGGAATCAAAGCAACGGTAAACTATGAACCCATCACTGATTGAAATGATAAATTTTTGCAATGACAAAGGATATGACGTGCTACCAATAAGAGAGCAACTTCTCACAAAATTTGTCATCACAAAGGACGATAAGTTTTTAAAGACAGGAAAAAAACTCTTTAAAAAATGGCAGGATGGACAAAAGGAGGTTTTTACCAAACTCTATGAAACATTAAAAAAATGAACATTAATAAAACACCTTTTTAAGATGACAGACTTCGAAAAATTCATGAAACTGGTAGAAGAAATGAGGACCGCACAAAAGGACTATTTCAAGAGCAAACAGTACCATACTCTGGATAAGGCGAGAGGACTGGAGAGAGCAGTTGATTTAGAAATTAAAAATTCTAAAAACCAAAACAACCATTAAATGATATGAATTCAACAATTGGAAATACAAAAACAAAGAACGCATTGAGTCACGCTGCGAACAACTTAATTGCTTATGATTTCGTAAAGTCAAAGGGCTTTGTAAATGTGACCGAGGCCATCTGTTGCATGGGATGTGAAGACTATCATAGGGAATTCAAAGAGTTTAAGAATCAATCACAAATACAGTAATTATGGCGAAATTATATTTTCAAGACAAAAACGCTGAAATATGCGAACCTAAAGAATCAATACTCGACATGATGCGATTTGAAGGATATGATGAATTAGAAGTTTACGAAGCAAAAAAAGATATTGGAAGTGATTTTTTCTTTTGCCGTGATGTTTGGGAAGTTGGAGAAAAAGGAGAATGCGGTAAGCAGTGCAAATCCTATCAACCAAGAAATGGTAAAAACGGAATATGTAAACACAATGCGCCTGTTTACGAACACGGCGAAAAAATAACTTTAACACTAAAACAGTAGGCACAATGAGCAAAGAAATAAAACTGGGAAGCGCTTACTGCTATATGAGTGGTGACCAAGCTGTTTTTCTAAATAGATGGGATGAAGTGATAGGAACTTTTGAAACCTATGGTGAAGCTGAAAAATTCGCAAACGACAATATTGATTTGATCAACGAACCAAAACCTAATTAAGACAGTAGATGAAAAAAATAATATTTTTTGTGATGATCGGCTTCAATATATGCCAAGCGCAATTTGTAGATAAAGAGTACACACAGTTTGGCCTTTGGAATGATCCAGTAGTAACTTTTAAAGAAGGATCACCGCAGTTCGGTATAGATATCACAAAGGTCATGCTTTGGGGGTGGGCTTCGCTTTCGCTTTCACATGCGGCATTGACTCCAGGATATACGGATATCGTTGGTTCTGGAGGTCTCAACTTCCATCTATTGAAGTTTGAACCAGTACGATATTACGCCGGTCCGAGAATGGGGTTTCTGTTCAGAGATGGTAGGGGCTTTCCATTGGTGGGAGGTGTTATTGGCTTTGATTGGAGACTTTCTAGATGGAATGCAAAGACAAAATTCCACATCGGACCACGATTGTACTTGGATTACCGCGAAGATCAAAAGAACGATTTCTATGGAGATAGCGATGCTTATGAGCCTGGATTGATCACCAACAATCCGCTCCTTCAGGAAAATGGCGCAATCGTATTGTCCTGGAGTTGGTAAAATACCCTTTCAAAATTCAATTAACTAAAAATAGGTTTAAACGATATGAAAAACACAGTCGGAAATACATTAACCAAAAGATCTTGGAGCAGGGCTTCTAACAACACACTTGCGTATGATTTTATAAAGTTAAAAGGCTTTAAGAATGTCACTGAAGCAATTTGCTGTATGGGTCGTGAAGATTATCACAAGGAATTCAAGGAGTTTAAAAAACAGTAGATATGCAATACTTAATTATACCAACAAATTCCGCACCATTTTTTACTCATTGGTGCGATGAAGATAAATTCCCAATGGAAGGTGGAACTGCATTTGATAATGTAAATCATCTTATGACCGTAAACGGCAAAGATTGGACCGAAGTAGAAACTGATCACTTATAACGAATAGGTATAAGACGTGTTGCCGATTAAGAACAGAACATTTTAATATGCTACTAAAAAAAACTATGGCAAGAGTTAAATTAAAATACGGAACTGCAAGAGTTGACGAAAGTGTTAGCGATGAAACTTTAGATGCTTTAAATAAATTAAGTGAATTAGCATATAGCTCTGAAAGATGTAGCCATTGTAAAAAAATAATGACTGAAATTGACTTAAAGTTTGGAAAAAAAAGCGAACCAAAATTATGTGTTGCTTGCTTTACTGGAAACGGATAGTTTTTTTCTTCAATTAAGCATTGACCTTAATTAAAGAGAACTGACCTAAAGCAATTTTTTATATTACGTGTTATCTACTGGCGCACGGCTTAATAATTTTAAAAAGCACAAAGTTTGTGCGCTTGTAGATAACGAATAGGTATATGGAACGGCTTTTTTCAAGCTGTTTTATATACCGTGTTACCTATCTGGTGCGGTTTTAAAGAACAAAATTTTGAATTATGAACGAACATAGTAATAACATTTTTGAGCGAGGGCAAATGGCTGACAAAGGAAGCCAAGGAATTAATGTGCTTTCTCTTTTTAACGGAATGAGTACTGGACATACGGCACTTGATAACGTAGGAATTAAAGTAAATAATTATTACAGTAGCGAGCTGAAACCTTACGCAATAGAATTGACACAATATCACTATCCGGAAACAATACAATTAGGCGATGTAAATAATTGGCGTGAATGGGATATTGATTGGAAAAGTATTGATTTGCTTTTAAGTGGCTCGCCTTGTAAAGATTTAAGTATTGCAGGAAAGCGTAAAGGAATTAACGGAAGTAATAGCGGTTTGTTTTGGAAATTTATTGAAATATACAATCATATTAAAAAATTAAACCCAAATGTAATTTTCTTCCAAGAAAACGTTGGATCTGCACCAAAAGAAGATATTGGTATAATGAGCAGGGCAATGGGCGTTTATCCTGTAAGGTTTAATAGTAGTTTGCTTACTGCACAATTAAGAGATAGATATTATTGGACTAATGCAAAAACAAAACAAGAGGGAATGTTTGGGGATTTAGTTACAGATATTACAGAACCTAAAGACTTAAATATAAAGTTGATTGATATTATTACTGACGGTTGGACTGATAAAGAAAAAGCAAATTGTATTTTAGAAAGTGAAAGTAGAATGACTACAAGCCAAGAAAGTTTAAAAAAACGATATGTTAAGGATTTTAATACTATTGTTTATTTGGTTGAAGATGAAGTCAGAGTTAAAACCAATACAGTAAAAGGCTATGATATTTTAACTGAAGAAGATTGTTTAAACCTATCATTTCCAAGTAGCACAACAAGACGAGGACGAGTAACAAAAGGAAAAGCACCTTGTTTATTGCAAGGAAATGAACCTCTATATGTGTTAAAAGACAATCAAGTGAGAATGTTAAACAAGATTGAGCTTTGCAGATTACAAGGCTTTCCCGATAACCATTGCGATATATTGAGTAGAAACAAAGCAGCTTCACTTTTGGGTGATGGTTGGACTTTGCCAATTATAGAACACATCTTCCAATATTTACCTTTTAAAAAAGCGAGGGAAGAAAAAAATGTTATTACGGAATTGAAGCACGAACCTTTGAGTGAAACAGGAACATAGCACTTGTAGGTAACGTAGATGTGGTATGAATAGTTGCGTATTAATTAACTAAAAATATTATAAAATGGAAGTAGAAAAATTAAATAAGATAGCAGATTGGATATTATCTCTGCCAAAGGACGAACAGTTTAAAATAAGCCCTTTAGATTTCTTAAAATTAGCGAATATGCTTGAGAAGTACAAAACGGAGCAATTATTTATACCACGTGTTAGCAACTGTGCGACAAGTATGGAAGAAATATTGAATGAAGCCCAGCGCAGGAAAGCAAAGCATTCAGTACAATACTCTGATTATAGCTTGGACACTTGGACAGTAGCAAATGACCTACTAGAACATAGAAAAAATGCTTTGCTTGCCGATGGTAGTGTGCGAAAAGTTAGGATTGAGTACGAAATGTAAGCATTGTTGCTAACACTTATATGTACAAAACACTTTAAACAACCAATAAAATCAATACACTCAATATGAATATTCGAAAACATCTAGACAACTATTCGAGAGACCTACAACTGGTTTATAGCTCTAAAGCAACAATCGAGAACTATAAAAGTCAAGTGAAGTCGTTTCTAACTCATTTCAGTAATGAGGTAGAGCCAAAATCCATTCCTAACGACAAGATCAAGGATTGGCTTCTGGAGGCAAAGACCATAAACTCAAGGAAACATAGATTGTGCGCGATCAACAGCTTTTATAAAATAACCGTTGGAATGCCTTCCAAAATACAAAAGATACCTTATCCAAAATCGGACAAAAAACTTCCTATCGTTCTTTCACAGGATGAAGTTCAGAGAATGTTTGATGTCTGTGAGAATATAAAACACAAAACCATCCTGGCTTTACTTTACGCAACCGGCATGAGAGTATCAGAACTCATAAATCTTAAATGGTCACACATTGATAGGTCAAGAAAAGTCATAAACATCATTCAGGGTAAGGGCAAAAAAGACAGACAGGTTCCATTGGCGCCAGAACTGGTTAAGCTACTAGAAAAATACTACCGAAAATACGAGACAGAGACCTATGTTCTGGATGGTCAGTTTTCAGACCAATATTCATCCACAAGTGTGAATCAAGTTATGAAACAGTTGGCATTAAAAGCAGGAATCAGTAAAAGGGTTTACACACATTTAATGAGGCACAACTCATTTACTCATATGGTCGAGGCTGGAGTGGACATCAATTTGATACAGCTATTGGCCGGACATAAAACCGTAAAGACCACTATGATGTACACCCATATTTCGCATAACAGAATCAGTCAGATTCAATCACCATTGGGCAATATAAACTTATGAAGCAAAAACTTGGACGGACAGTTTTGAGATATACGGCTTTGACCTACAATCAATTTTCGAACGATTTAAGGGCTATTTTAAAACAAAAATGAAATTATTGATTTCTTTTTACTAAATTTGAACGATGAGGGACTTTAACGAAATAGCAAATAATTTTAATAAAAACCATTCAGACTTTAAGCTCAAAGGCTCAAGAAGTACATCCAGATACATCAAGCCAAAAAAAGACAATTCAATCCCTTACAAACGCCTGAAGTATAAAAATGCAGAGAAACTCGCAAAAGATTTAGATTTTAAAGCACTTGACCGAGTGTTTGTTGTGGTTGATGGTAGTTTTATATTCGGCGATTTTATTGAGGCTTTTATCGTGAATCATAACATTCTGGTAAAAGAGATTACCCTTTCAACTTTGTCCATGAATCAGGATAACGTTGATAGTTTAAAAAACTTGATAGATGCTGGGTATATCGAAAAACTGAATTTGATTGTAAGTGATTATTTCTACTCTCACGAAATATCAAACCTAATCAAATACGCCTATGAAAAACTAGATCACGAAGATAGGTTTCAATTGGCCGTATGTAGAACGCATACCAAAATCTATCAAATGGAAACCGAAGGTGGTAAGTTCATTGTGATGCATGGAAGCGCTAATTTAAGAAGCTCCGACAACCTGGAGCAGTTTGTGATTGAAGATTCAAAAGAAATCTATGACTTTAATCAGTTCTATTTCAAAAATATTTTAGAGAGATACAAAACAATAAACAAATCAATTAAATCTAAAGAATTATGGCAAGTGGTAGCGAAGGATATTCCAACATCAACAACAATAGAGGCACAACAGCCGCAGGAATGCGAAGATTGAGACAAAGAGCAAATTTCACTGGAGTTCCGTTCTAAAAAATGGCAAAATTTAAGTCAGATAGTTCAGAAATGCAAAAACGGACGACCTTCGTCTATGGACTGCTCTTACAAGGATTTCAAAGAAAGCAAATCATTCAATATTGTGCAAAATACAAGATTTCTGACAGGATGATTGATAAATACATCGTTAAGGCTCGTGAAATCTTCACTAAAGACCAGCAGGTAGAGATAGACATCAAGCGTAGTGAGATAATTTCACAATACTATCATCTTTATCAACAAAGCTATGACATTGAGGATTTTAAAGAGTGTAAAAACATTTTAAAAGAGATTGCCGACATCATCGGGGTTAAAGCTCCTCAACTTTTAGAGATTTCAGGAAATCAAGACAAGCCACTCTCAATGGGCAAGGTCGAAATGATAATCACAGAACGCAAAACCTAAAGGCATAACCCATGCCAACCGAAATAGAACTATCATCCCCACAGATAAAGACGCTCACCAGCCGAAAACAGTTGACGCTCAACATGGCAGGGCAAAGGTCAGGTAAAACATATCTCATGGGCTTCCAGTCTGGCATGTACGTCCTCAACGCTCCAAAGATAGCTGGAATGATCGCAGCAAACACCCACATGCAGCTCACCCAGACCACCATGAGGGAAATAAAGAAAGTATGGAAATCCATCTACGGAATGACCCAGTACGATAAAAAAGGCAATCCAAGAGGCAACTATGTCTATGGCCTCCAACCACCGGAACACTTTACAAAGCTTGAGAAGTTTGATAATTACCACGGCATCATAAGTTTTGAGAATGGAGGCATCATATTCACCGCCTCACTGGTCAACTACATCGCACACGATGGTAAGAACATCGGATGGGCCTTGCTCGATGAAACGAAGGACACGAAAGAAGAGGCGCTCAAAGCCGTAATCCTTGCACGTCTGTCACAGCCTGGATTCGTTTACCACAAGGACACCTTGCAGATTGATTACATCGATGACGTTGAAAACCCAGAAGATTACATCGCCTGGAACCCTTGCATCATAAACACTTCACCATCGATAGGAGTGGTCAAATGGCTGACCGATATGTTTCACTTGAAAGACTTTCAGGAGGAGATACTGAAAAAAGTGACCAACCCAAAGACGTATTTCCACATGGAAAACGACAGCCAGTCGATTACCATCTCTTCTACTTTCCACAACGCCCATAATCTCTCAAAAGGTTATATCGATAATCGAATAGCCCAACTGTCAGAAGGTGAAGCATTGAAATTCGTTTACGGTTATCCGTTTGCACGGACAGGGGATTCGTTCTATAGAAATTTCAGTGAGCTTATTCACGTCGAAAAAGTAACATACAACAAATCAATACCGATACACCTGACTTTCGATTTCAACTCCAAACCTTACATGACCTTGGAGTGCGCACAAGTCGAGTATGTGGATGATGTCAAAGAATTCCAGATACGGATATTCAGGGAATACTGCCTTTCAAGCCCATCGAACTCGACAGAGGCGCTTTGCCGTAGGTTTTTGGGCGATTATGAGCATGACGATCCAATGCTTTACTTCTATGGGGATGCTTCAGGGGATTATCGTCAGGCAGGGAGCGGTGATTTCACCCAGTTTGACAAGGTTCGGGAAATGTTGGCGGATTATATTTCGAGGTCATCGGATAAGGTACCACGCAAGAACAAGAACGTTCTGAACCGTAGGGATTTTGTAGATAAGATACTGGAGCGCAAACTTAAGATCGATTATAATGGCGAAGAATATACAGTTGTTCTGATCATCGATGAAAGTTGTGAATATCTCATTTCAGATATGCAATGGCTCAAAGAGGGACTGGATGGAAAGCTAAAGGAAAAGGACAAGGATCCAGAGACTGGAGTGGTCTATGAGAAGCTAGGCCATTGCTTTGTTGGAGAAACACTAATCACAACCATCAACGGAAATAAGCGTATCGATGAAATAGAAATAGGTGAACTTGTTTTGACAAGAAAAGGATTTAAAAAAGTGACAAATGTCTTTGACAACGGTATTCGAGAAGTCAAAACATACAGCTTGAACGGTCATGAAATCACATGCACTCCAGATCATAAGATATTTACTGAAAATAAAGGATTTATAAAGGTCTGCGATGTGATACAAGAGGATATTATTTGTATATTAGATGAAAATAATATCTCATGGAAAAACCAAACCCTTCACAGATTATCAACGGTGTCAATTTCATCCTCCATACAGGAGAATTGTATTACAAAGGATGGTGTAAAATCGACGGTAAAAAAATCAAGACATCTGCTCACAGATATGTTTGGTATCTCAACAATGGTAAAATTCCTAAAGGTGTTCATATCCATCACAAAGACGAGGATAAATCAAACAATACGATTGAAAACCTTGAAGCCCTTACACCAAAACAACATTCAAAAAAACACTATTCAAAAGAGAGGATTAAGCAAGCAACCAAATATCTTCTGGAACTTGCACAACCAAAAGCTATGGAGTGGCACAGTTCTGACGATGGTATTGAATGGCATAAAGAACACGCTCAAAACACTTTTTTCCACGACCCAAAAAAACTTGAGTGTCTACAATGTGGGAGTAAGTTCGAAAGCACTCACATTGCAAATATCAAATTCTGCTCAAACAGATGCAAGAACACACATCAAACAGCTATTGCCAGAAAAGAGAAACGATACCACGAAAAACGAAAATGCGTTGTTTGCGATAAAGAGTTTGAAATCTATAAATGGGCAAAAGTTAAAACTTGCGGAAGATCATGTGGAGCAAGCTTGCGCAGGAGTCATAGATAAAAAAAGAGTATTTGATATTCAGGTCGAAGATGAGCACGAGTATTTTGCCAACGGTATTTTGGTTCATAATTGCTCCGACGCTCTTGAATATTTAATTGTAGAGCTGCTTGATGATTATTATTCGTGACAAAAAAACGAAACTATTAGTTTCTTTTTTTACATTTGTGAAAACTTCATCCCATGGAATTACAGGAGCACCTAGAATCTACCATCGCCAACGACACAAGGCACAAGCATTACGACCGTGTCTGCAATCTATCCCTAAAATACAAGGCCTTCATAACGAATGAGCCTAGATACAAAAAGGGAAAAGACGGTAAACTCAAAGAGGAATTCCCATTGAACGATTATTTGAGGCAGTTCGTTAGGCGTGAGGACGATGACCTTTTTGAACAGCGCAAGAACATCACAAAGCACTACACTCCTTCCATTTGCGCCCAGATCATGCGACCCTTCAACAAGGTGGTGCGTTCCAACAGAGTGGTGAAGCTCATCGACAATACAGATAGCAAAAAGGTCATGGAAATTGAGGAAAGGTTGATGAAGTTCTATGGAGAGAGCGACAACAATGGGGTTGACCAGTTCTTGAGCGAGCGTTTCAAGATATTGACATTCACGGACCCGAACGCCTGGGTATGGGTAACTTTCAAACCTTTCGATTCAAACACAGAAAAACCGCAGACATTTCCCATCGAGTACAGCTGCGAGGATGTGGTAAACTATTCGATTATCAATAATCAGACGCAATGGGTAATCGTAAAGCTCAAGTATGATTATACCGACAGGCAGGACAAGACCAAACAGGCCGACCGCTGGATTATATTCGGGCCAGATGTATCGTATGAGTACAAAGAAGTCCCAAAAGACATCAAGGAAAAAGAGGACTCGACATCCATTTGGACAGAAGAAAAAACCAGAAAAACTTACAATGTTTTCAGCTATGAGCACAACAGCGACCGCGTGGCACTTATGCGCGTGGGATATCGCAAGGACATCAGTACAGATGACCAGACGTTTGTGAATCCGTTCCATTACGAAGCGATGCCGTTGTTGGAGCAGTTCGTAAAGATCAGTTCAGAGCTTCAATTGTCCATAACGCTTCATGCATTCCCTAAACAGGTTTCCTATGTTTCCGTATGTGAGGCCAAGGGATGTAATGGCGGCGTCTTGAGTGATGGAGTTTCCCAGTGTCTGGCATGTGAGGGCACAGGAAAGAAAACCCACACGACAGCTGCCGACATTCAGGAGATACCTATGCCAAAACGCCCAGAGGATATGGTGGATGTGGCTGCGGTCTCCGCTTATGTTCCTTTCCCCGGTAATGTCATGGATTTCCTTGACAAATACGCAGACAAGATTGAAAAGAAGGTCATTAGGATGGTGTACAATTCCGAGAGCCTTGTACAGACACAATTTGCCACCGCAACCGAAGCCGAAATTGATTTTGACTCAATAAATGACACATTGCATCCGTTTGCCGAAAAGTACAGTGAGTTCTGGATGTTCATAGTTAAGCTTCAAGTACTTTATATGGGATTCCTTGATGGAACCACGGTTTACCACAAGTTCCCGTCGGACTTCAAACTCAAACGACTTGGCCAATTGCTTACCGAACTAAAGACTGCCAACGACAGCAATGCACCATCGTACATCCGTGAGAGCATCAACAACGACATTGCAGATATCATCTATTCCGATGACCAAGAGGAAAGGGCAAAACTGGCCATCAAGAACAAACATTTCCCGTTCCCAGGTAAGAGCGATTTCGAGATACAGAACATCATACTGAACAACTTGGCCACCCAGTTCAAACAGGTTCTGTATGCCAATTTCGATAACATCTTTGATGAGATCGAGGGCACGAACAAGGGATTTTATAATATGGCATATGCCAAACAGAAGGAACTTATCAAGGTTGAAGTGGATGCAATAATTGCGGAGCTGACGCCTACCATTCCATCATTGAATTTGACATCGATATGAACCCACTCCAAACCAAACCAATCCCAAAAGACAAGGTCGTCGACGTGCGACAAGTTGAAGTCGAAAAGAAGCAACAGCTCGTTGGTAGAATCCTTCCGAAAAAAGGTCATACCATTTGGGAGGTGAATTTGTTGGAGCACACGATTGAGCCAGCAGAGTTTGAAGAAGTTGAAGCTGCTTCTTTCGTAAAAGAAAAGCCAAAAGGTTTGGGAATTGTCGGTTATAAGGATGGTCGTAAGAAGTTGGTTCTGGATGGACTTGCACCGATCAAACGAAAGCTGATCAAAAAGAAAGACTGCATTTATATGTCGAAGCTAAACCGTAAAAGCGTATTGAAGCAGTTGGAGAAGATGGGGATTATAAAAATTAAAAAGTCATGAATGAAGATGAGATTAGAAGAGAAGCACGGGAATTTGTGAAAGACTTCCTTCCGAAATGGGAAACCACCTGTAGAACGTGTAATGCAACTAACTGCAAAAGTAACACCCATTGTATTCAATGTAATTGCCAACTTTAAAACCTAACCAATGAAAAAACAATCAATCGAGTGCTCACAGGAATGGCTTGAGAGCCTAAATAATAAATCAACGATCATCGTTCATGTTTACGTGGATGGGGTTGCTAAAGAACTTTAATTATGACAGTAAAAGAATTAATAGAAGCATTGCAAAAATACCCAATGGACAAAGAAGTAATGCTGGAAGCGAATGAAAGTGGATATCAATTTGCTGACATAAATACCATTAAAACAATAGACGTTGATTATGAACATGCCGACGATTCGATTGAAGAAATTAATGTAGTGGTATTATCTGAACAATAAATGCCAACACCTAAAGAAATACAGAGACTATCCTACGAGAAAGCTGTGAAACTGGAGAGACTTATCGATGCACTCGAAAAGCGAATATCCACATCTTCATCAGAGCTGACAAAGATCATGCTCAAGCAGTTTGTCAATAAACTGAACACTCAACAGGGAAGGATCATTTCTGAATTCAACAAGCAGACGCTCACTCTATTCAACGAGGCATTCAAACGGTACCAGAACACAACCAAGAACAATCTGGTTAATTCCATCATAGAGGACATCGACAATATTCTTGAGGACAATCATAAATTCTACAGATCAACAGTTGAAAAGGCTGTGGACAAATCCGATATCAAAAAACTGATCAACCGACGACTCGGTATCAATGACAACGGTTCTCTGGTCCGTGAGGGCTACATGAACGGACTTCTAGACGATACTGCAATCAGGTCCGAGATCCAGAAGCATGTGTTCAGGGAGATCTTCAAGCAGAGCGGCTTTGAGTCGTTCAAGGAAAGCCTGAAGATTTTGATTGAAGGGGAGACAGAAAAATTTGGACTATTCCAGAAACATTACAAAACCTTCAGCTATGATGCATATGCACAGCTCAACTCATTCACTTCAGCAACCTACGCCCAGAAGTTGGGATTGTCACATTTCATCTATAACGGTGGCCTTATAAAAACATCACGTGAATTCTGCAAGAAGCGAAACGCTGAAGTTTTCAGCACACAGGAAGCCGAGAAATGGAAAGATGATCCAACTCTGGAGGCAATTGACAATAGGGAAACTTATAACTGGCTTATCGATAGAGGTGGTTATAACTGTAGGCACACGATAGATTTCATTGCGGACGAAGTAGCATTTGTTTTGAGACCAGAACTTAAGAAATAAAAAAAAGAGGCATCGTATTGAAAACCTCTTTTTTATCATGACTAAAATTCAAATTAACCTACTCTTCGAAATGCTAATATATCGAAAATTCCACAAAAAAGAATTTAATAAGTTCTTTTTTATATATTTGTAGTACTTCAGGAGTTGGTCAGGCTCAACAACATGACAATTATAGTCTAATCTTTAATTCAAAATACTATGGCCAAGTCCAAAACAAAAACAGTCAAAGCCTCACGTAGTGGTGTGGAAAAGGAATTCTCTCAAGATCAGTGGAATTCCATGAAAGAAAACAACGCCCTTTACGGCTGGCGTTTAAAATCAGACCTTCCAGATGATGTTGTTGACAAAGACAAGGAGCTTGAAAATACCGAGATCAAGAAACTCCAAAAGCAAGTCGATGACCTCACAAAGGAAAACGGTACTTTGAAAACCTCAAATACTGACCTCCAAAAACAGGTCGATGCGATCGAGGCTAACAAGTCTGCGGATAAAGAGCCGGTTAAAGCACCTGCCAAATCTAAATAACCATGGCAAAGAAGGTCCTCATCAACAAAAAGACAGGCATCGAATTCCAGACAACGGATCCTGATGCCGTACTGAAAAAATACCCCAAAACATTCAGGGTAAAACCGAGCACCACATTGGCAAAGGACATCGAGGTCAAGGAACAGGAGATTGTTTCAAATACTTCGGATGACAAGCCAAAGGAAAAAACAAAAAAACAACCAACCAGATCCGATAAAAAGGACTAATCCATATTAAAAATGTCATACACAAAATTAAGACAACAACTGGCGGAGGGGCTGAAAACCGCGTACAAAATTTCAGAGGACGACATTGCAACCATTCTACCTGAAAAAGAGGAAGATTTTAAAGAAGGTGAGTTTCTCACTTCATTTCTTGAGCAGGACAAAAACCGAGTTGAAGCTATCAACCAAAAAGGTAAGGATAAGTTTGAACAGGGATACTCCAAGGGAAAGAAAGAAGTTTTGAGTTCATTTGAAACCGAGATCAAAGAGCATTTTAACATTGATGATGACGATTTGATAGGAATTGATTTGGTAAAGAAAGTAGTTGAATCAAACTCCCAAAAATCAAAATCCGACCCAACAAAGCTGACAGAGGAGGAACTTAAAAGCCATCCATCTGTTATCAAGATGCTTTCCGAAAAGGAAAAAACTTGGAAAGAGGAAAAGAAACAACTCGAGGAAGGGTTCGCTGAAAAGTTGGGCCAATTCAATAAAGAGAAAGTTTTCAACACCGTTTCCAAAAGAGCCCTAACGTTTTTTGAAGCTATGAACCCAGTTCTATCAGCTGACCCTGTTAAGGCGCAGAATCAAAAGAACATCCTATTGGAGCAAATCAAAGGATTTGAATTTCAGGAAGATGGAGATGATTTCATTCCGTTGAAAGATGGAAAGCGCATTGAGGATCAACATGGACACGGTATCAGTTTCGAAAGCCTTGTAAAGGACACTGCCAAGCAGTGGTTCGATTTCAAACAGGCTGACGACCGAAGCAATCCAAACCCTCCTGGAGGCGGAGGAACTGGTTCTGGTCATAAGCCTAAAACCGTAGAGGAGTATTCTAAAATGGTTACGAATAGGGACATTCCTTTAGAAGAGCGTCAGAAAATCAAGGAAGAATGGAATAAACAAGCAGCGTCGTAAAAAGCTAATTGTTTAATCTAATTTAAAAAAATTATGGCAGATTTATCAGTCGCCGATCAGTGCGACATCGTATTAAAAGCAGAGGAGGTCTGGGCAGATAGCCAGAACCAAACTGATATGTACACGGCAGATGCCGAGACTATCAAAGCCCTTGCAGAGCGTCAAGAAGGACGCACCCGAATTATTACCGAACTAGAAAACCCAGAACTGGAAGACAACGCAGTTAAAATCGTGTGGCTTGACAATTGCGGTGAAACACTTGACGAAACATGTCAGGATGTATGTGCCCTTACAGCGGCAGAGGTTGCAATGAATTCAAAGGATTTTACTTTGACAAATTGTAAGTCAGCTTCTTTCAAGATCAATGAGAACGACGTGTTGAGAAACCGTTACACCATCGATGAGATCGTTGCACGCAAGCTGTTGGCAAAAATGAAAGCTTTGGACGAGCATATCAATGCCCAGTCTTTGTTGTTTTTATCTGCGAATGCAGGTTACAACAAGAACCCAGAGACCTATACTTTTGGAGGTACCACATTGTCGATACCAGCTGCGGACTACACAACAGACCTTTATGTTAAGATGGCCATTGATGCAAAAATCAATAAACTGTCCGATCCTTTTGTGGTTGATAATGGTGCATTGTACCGTTACTACCTGAACGCTCAATTGGAGCAGGGCAACGCCGAAGGAAAAGGAAGCCAAAGAAAAACAATGTTGTTCCCAACATATTTTGATTTGGTAGGATTTCCATCAGCACCGGTTACCGATGACACGTTCTTGATCAGCTCTAGCGCTTACGCTTTTGCTTCAAGGAACTACAACGGAAACACGCCTATTGAAGTGAACCCTAAAGAAGGTCGTCAGATGCGTTGGTCAATGCCATCAAACACAGTCGCAGGATTGCGTTATGACATTTACCATGAGTATTCTTGTACCGGAAAACGTTTCACCCACACTTACTACATCGAGGCTAACTTCGGTTTTGCTTTGAATCCAGTTGGATGTGATGTGCTTGTAAGCACAGGACCAGACGTATTCGACCAAGTGTCAGGAATCCTTTCCTACACTAAAGTCGCGTAATTGACTTAATAGCAAAAGTGAAAAGCATCATCTTAAATGATGGTGCTTTTTTTTAAACCGTGGGATGGAGAAGTTGGTTATCTCGCTAGGCCCATAACCTAGAGATCGTTGGTTCAAATCCAGCTCCCACAACTAAAACGAATCTTATGAAATCATGTTTTGAAGGGCTTGTCGGATTGTCACAATTGGAATGTGAATGTTTTACTGTAGCTGCAGCACAGAAGGAAAGCAGCCTAAACCTATTTGTTGATGACCTTGAAGGCATTGACCTGGAACTTATTCAGAATGCTATCGGTTGCGGCGATACCTTGGAGCAAAGCTTTGATAAGATGTATGGTTCTGCAGTTAATTTCTTTGAGAGCGACCTTCAGGTGGGAATATCGGAGAACTTCAGGCAAAAGAACAAAGCCTATATCGGTAAGATTGGCGAGACCAAGTTTTCAAGTCCGATATCGACATCCACCTATGTGGGAATGAAACTGAAAACAAATCACGTTGATGGAGCTTCGATTGTGGTAAACTCGATCAATTTCTATTTCAACAATACTGGCGAAATAATTTTACAAGTCTACAAGAACGATGAGTTACTATCGACAGAATACACCATTCCAATTGTAGCCCAGAGCACAAATTACCCACTTCCTGAACCACTTATACTCCCAATCGTAGAGAACGGCATACGAAACGATTATTATTTCGTGTATGCTGTGGGCACCATGCAGCCGATGAACAACAAGACCAGCTGTTCGTGTTCAGGTATCGAAGAGGTCAGAAGCAAATTTTTGACCGCCCAAGGTGTGAAAGGACCAACTTTTGAAGATTTGGACATCGATTCCAACTATGCATATGGCATGTCGCTGAACGTTTTGATAAGCTGTTCAATCGATAACCTCGTATGTGGATTCATGGACGACGATGTGTTCTTGCGTAGGACTGGTATGGCGCTTTGGTACAAGATGGGAGTTCTGTTTATTGAAAAGGTTTTTGCATCGAGGAAAATCAACTTCGACACGTTCAGTGATAGAGAATATCTCTACACACGTAAAAAAAAATTCGAGAGCAATTACAGCAATCTGGTCATGTGGCTTTCAGAGAATTCTCGTATAACAGAATCAAACTGTTTTATCTGTGACACCCGAAAGGTCATGACCATGGGTAAAAATCTAATATAGGAGAAAGCCGAAAATCCTTTAAAGAGTAGGCATGTAACCATGAAAACTAAAGAAGATGGTAAATGAAGTTTGGAAAGAGATTAAAAATTATAAAAATTATTCGGTTTCTTCTTGTGGCCGTGTTAGAAATATAAAAAGAGACAACATTCTACGTATATCTCTTACTGTTCATGGATATCCAAAAGTAAGGCTTTATAATAACGGAATAGGAAAAACATTTACCATACATAAATTAGTTTCGAATGCTTTTTTGAAAGAAAAAGGAGAGGTCACTAACCATAAGGATTTTAATAAAGAAAACAATCACGTTTCCAATTTAGAGCGCATTTCTCAAAGAGAAAATGTCAAACACTCAAAACAAAGACTTAATTCATACTCAAGGTTTACTGGAGTTAGTTATTGGAAAAGGAATAGAAAATGGGGAGCGACTATATTTTTTAATGGTAAAAATAAATTTCTAGGACTGTTTGATCGAGAAATAGACGCCAAGAATAAATACGAATCATTTTTATTAACTCTAAATACATAATATTTTGGTAACGTACTACAATAAAAAAGATCTGGTAAGTTTTGGAAACTACCTTTTATCAAAAGAGCGAAACGAATCAGTTGATGAACTGAATAAAGATGGCGTCACCCATGCCGATGTCGAAAACTGGAAAGCCAAACAATGAACGCAGACGACTTCCTTGAGAACCTAAACAACGCCATTGAGAAAACAGCCAATGACATGCTTCCTGTTATGGAAGAAGCTGCCTTGACCGCAAAAGCTTTGTTGGCTCGTAGAGTTCAGAATTCAGGGTTCGGTAAGAACTACACGTCCAGAAGCTATGTGAGATTGAGGGCTAGGCGAGGTTTTGAAATCCGTTTCGTCAACTTGACCTTTACTGGTCAAATGTTCGCAGGATGGAAAAGACCAGGCACTTACAGACAAGGTCTTAAAATCGGAGGAACTGTTGGAGGTCTGGACAAAGAGACACAGGCAAAATTGCGCTGGAACAAAAGCCGATATCCAAACTTTGACCAAGTGAACCAAGAGGAGCGCGATATCTTAAAAGAGACTTTGGTCGCACCTCGATTGATAGAAAATCTTAAACGAAATTTGTTGAACCCATGATAAAAAAATCAAATATTGTTTTAGGAACAGTTTCATTGATAGTAACGTGCATTTCAATTTCATTGTTAATTGGAGAGGTTTTCCCATTTAGTTTTTTAAGTAAAGAATTAATAGAAAATCCTGTCATTGGAACGCTGACCCTGTTTTTTGGAGTTGGAATATTTTATTGTTATTTATTAATACTTGAACTCGTAAGCGAATGATATCACAATTAGCAACCATCCTAAAGGACAAATTGAACGCCATCGACAACGGCGTGGGCAATCCAAGCGGACTGACTTTCATTGATAAAATATCGGGAATGGTATCTGTCGGAGAAAAAGTTCAGCCAACAGATATTCCTGGAGCTTTTGCCGTTACAAAGTTTCCTATAAGTCTAGATTCAGATTATGAGCAGTGCATAAGCTCCGGATGTTATAAAGACTTGGTGCCAAACTCAAACCTTAAGGGAATTCTGTATTTCGAGGATTTTGGAACATCTATGCCAAGCCGTGATCGTGGGAACTTCAATTATATCTCAAAGATACGCTTGGTATGTTGGATCAATAATAAGCTCATTCAGGGCAATGACTGTAAATCCATCAACCATTTGCTCATAACCCAAATACGAAAAACGTTGGAGGTGGGATATTTCAACTCTGGACAATTGACGCGCATCAACGTGAAGGGCACGAACATCATCGAGAACGATTACAGACTCTTTGAGCGCTACACCTATCCAAAGGAATCAATAAAGTTTTTGATGCACCCATACGAGGCGTTCGGGATTGATTTCTCCGTGGAATATTCAATAAGCGACAATTGCACCCCAGAACTCATAATAAACGCTGTGTCATGCTAAATTTCATCTTTGAAGCCCTTTTGTTGGCAACAGTCAGTTGGTTCTATCATACGATATTGAAAGATGACCTCCTTTCAAAGTGGTTTTTGTTTGGATACGATCATTTCGGACAGTACGAGGACACTTGGAAGGAATACGTCTATAAGCCTGTTTGGGGCTGTCAATATTGCACCTCTGGACAGTTTGCCCTATGGTCGTACTTATATTTCAATGAGGACTATCAACTATTTTATCACATCGCATTCATCACATTAACCACCATTTTTACAAAAATCATATGGAAGTACTTGGAACAATAGAACCAAAGATCGGATTTAAGTTCACGGCCAACGAGAAAAATTATGTCATCGAGGACAGGCTTTCGATAATGAGGGCAATCGAAGCCTCCAAACTAGAGTTTGAACTGTTCGAGCTGTCAACTTCTACAATTAAAAAAGAACTCATAGGTGCTTATAATGATCTGAACGGCTCCAATAAGGAAAAAACGGTGAAGTTTGCTGATGCCGCTATAAAGATCCACAACCTGGTCAACAAGATCGATAAGAACCTGAATTTTAAGAACGTTCCGGTGCTTCGTTATTGTGCTCTGTACATTAACCAAGTTGGTGAGGACAGAAGGACGATTGACAGTGAACGTATCGAGACTAAAATAAATGACTGGCAGGAGGCTGGATTGGATATGACGGGTTTTTTTTTGTTAGTTCTGTCTGTTCTGCCGGGCGTGAAAAAAGACTTCAGCAAGTTCATGGACGTTATCTTGGAGGGAAAAAAGGAAAAGAAAGCGGGACCCAATACATCGACATCGAAAAAATAAAGATAGAAAAGGACTATTCAAATCTTCTCTATCAAATGTCCAAGGGCGATATCACACAGTACGAAAGCCTTAAAATGGTTGACGAAATTGAGTTCTATAATCTCCTTCAGAGCCACGAGAAAAGAATTGAAATTGAAAGCAAATATCCGAGTATGCCGTTTTTTTGATATATTTGTAACTACTGCACAGGAGCCAATCCGAGGCTCAACAATTACGGAAATCAATCTAATACATTTCCGTTATGGCCGATGATGAAATACTAATTAAAGTAGCGCTCGAACTTGAGAACGCCAAGAGCGAGTTCAAGGACTTCAGTGGTCTTTGGAAAACCCACAACAATGAAATCCAGAAAGGCAACGCTGCTATGCAGAAGCAAGCGGATGAAGTTGCAACTGCTTATACCAAAGTCAACAAAAAAATCAAGGAGAATATCAGTCAGGTTGCCAATGAAGGCAAGGCTATTGATCAACTTGGAAAGAAGTTCGATTCACTCAACAAAAAGAACAAAGAGTCATTCGATTCAAAGGAGCTTGATAAGTTCAATGAAACACTGAAGAAGGTTTCAGGATCCATCGGTCAACTCGATAAGCTCGAGCTTTCCACAGAGGACATTGATCAACTTTCTAAAAAGCTGGCCAACGTTGAAGATGATTTTGAGGCGCTGAATGTTCTGGTTGATTTCTTTGAGTCCAAAATGACATCTGCATCTGTAAACATAGCAGATTCCTTCGATGTCCTTAAACAGAAAATTGAGGAGACCAAGCTCAACATTCAAAGCACAGAAGCCTTTATCAAGAATATCGACAAGGATATCGAATCGACAGCTCCTGGTCAAGTACAGGCTAATCTAATTCAGGAACGTGATGAGGCTAAAAAGGCACTCCTTGAAGAGAAGGTTGCTCTGGAGGATTACAATGCACAGTTGAGAAAATCACGTGAGGAAAGTGTATCGATGGAGACACAGCTCAGACGTGTCAAAGAGGAACTCATACAACTAGAACTTGCGGGCGATCGCGGAAGCGAAAGATGGCAAGAGCTGACAGCTGATGCCACAAAATATAATGAGGCCATCAAAAACACCAATGCCGAAATCAACCGAACTTCAAAGTCCACAGCTGGGCTTGACAATCTTATAGGTGCTGCAACAGGCATTGTTGCACTGTTTACTGCCGCACAGGGAGCGGCTGCATTATTTGGAGACGAAAATGAAGATTTGCAGAAATCACTTGTTAAGGTAACTGGAGCGATCGCTTTATTGAATGGGTTGCAACAGATCCAGACGGAGTTGACAAAAAAAGAAACTTTGGCAGGAAAGGCATTGACTTTTGTTAGGACTCAATATGCATTGGCTACAGACGCAAGTGCAAAAGCCACTTTAAGACTTGCAGCAGCTACCAAATTGATCGGAATTGGTTTGTTAGTCGGAGCTCTGGCAGCAATAGTTTTTTATTGGAAGGACATTTCAAAAGCTATTGGAATCACAAGTGATGAAACCGAAAGACTGAATAAAATCAATAAAGCTGCGATCACTGGCGCAACATCTGAAATCGGAAGATTGAAATCATTGCAGTTGGAGCTTCAGAACGTTAATACACCACTTGACAGGCAAAAAGAAATCAAAAAGGGATTGTTGGAACAATATCCAACATACTTAAAAGCTTTGGGTGATGAAAAATCAACGGCAAAAGATATCGAGGAGGCATTCAATAAGCTGAACCAAGCCCTTATTATAAATGCAAAATTGAAAGCGGCACAAGAGCTGATATCTGAAGAATTCGCAAAGGTTTTGGAAGCAGAAAGAAAAGCGGCCGCAGGGGAGCTCACTACATTGCAATTTATCACCAATGGTATCAAACAGGCTGCAGGGGTTCAGGTTAGCACCGTTGGAGCCGATGCTGTAAGACAGAATCAGGAAAACCTACAGAAAGTTAAAAACGGATTTGTAGAATTTGAAGAATGGATGGAAAAGTATTTGTTTGATAATAGGGAATCTTTAAATGCTCTCGGAGGAGATCCTACTAAAGATGGAGAAAGGCTGAAAGCAATCCTGAAGGAGTATGAGAAGTTCGGCGCCATAATGGAATCACTGATCAAACGTCAGGAAAGCTATAGATTGGATCTTATAGAAAACTCAAGAGAGAAGGAAAAGCAAATATTGAAATCTCAATTGGATGAGGAAAAGGCAGGATATTTAAAACAAATCAACGATCTAAAAATAAGTGAGGAAGCAAAGTTGAGACTTCGCCAGGAATATAATAAACTCTATAACGAGGAGACTGGAACCGCTTATGAGGAATATAGAAAAACCATTGAAGAGATCGACAGGAAATACGATGAGCAACTGGAGAAAGTTAGGTTTGATGCGCTTTCAGCCATCGGTGCTGTTTATGATACATCCGAACAATTGGAGAGAGAGGCTATTGCCAAGAAATGGGACGGAATACGTAAGGAACTTGAAGAGCAAATCAAATTAACCAATGATGAACTTCAAAAACAAGAATTAAGATCGATCATAAATTATACGGTTGTGACTCAAGGTCAAGAGGAAACTGATTTTGATCGTGATACTGAATTGGACCGCATTGACCGTCAAAAGGAAATTGCAGATTCTATCTTAAGAATATACCAGACCAATGCCCGGGACATAATTCAAAACGAAGAGCTGAAGCAATTGCAATTGTTGAGACTTGAACAACAATATCTTGATAATGTCATTAAGGCTTATCGAGACAGTATTAAAGGTTTGGACAATCAATCTTTATTTGAGGGCCTTATTGAAACTTTGCAAACCAGCGTTGATCCTGCCGAAATCGAAGAAGCGGGAAATAAATTGAGGGAAGCTCTTGGTGATAAAACCGCTAATGAAATCCTTAAAACAGTCAGCGCACTTCGCGAAGTTTCTCAAGGGATTGATGATATTGGTGAGAAAACAACTTTTGAAAAGCTGATTGATGATTTCAGCAAATGGACTATTTCTCTGGAGTCTTTCAGTTTACAATTGGCGCGTACTTTAGGTCTTCAGGGAAAGGCCGCACAAGAATTTGCTGAAGGAGTAGCAACAGCGATTCAATCCACATTCGATTCTTTGGTCACCATATTCGACGCAGAGATTGAAGAGCACCGAAACAAGGTAGATTCATTTCAGCAAAGTATCGATGATATCGAGCAGGAAATTGAAAGGGAGAAGCAACTTTATGAAGATGGTTATGCCAACAATTACGAGGCGAGAAAGGAAGATCTTGAAAACCTTAAGGAGCAAAAGCGCCAAGAAGAAGAGGAGCTCAAGAAAGCACAAAAAAGGAAGGCTGCATTGGCAAAGGCCGAACTTCTAATCGACACAGTTTCCCAGCTTGGCAACTTGATCACAGCAGCTTCCAATATCTTTAAATGGGCTTCAAAAATTCCATTCATTGGAGTTCCGTTGGCAATAGGTTTAATCGGCACGATGTTCGGAGCGTTTGCAATTGCAAAAACAAAAGCATTTCAAGCGATTGGCCAAGGTCAGAATTTTAGAAAAGGCTTGCAGGAAGGACCTCTATCGCTAAAAGGTCCAAGGCATGAGGAAAGAGGATTCGGACTTTATAACTCCAAGACCGGAGAAAGAGTGGCAGAGTTTGAGGATGGTGAGGATGTATTGGTTGTGAATTCCCTTCAGAAAAGAAAATACAAGCATGTTCTGGATGCTCTTATTGCCGATGCTCAAGGTCGGGGAAGCATTGATTCCACACTTGAAGGTTATTATGGTATCAAAAAAACTGGAGAACAAACTATTAAGGTCGTCAGACATGTGAATGAAATCACGGTTAAGGCTCAAAGATCAAAGGAGAACTCTTCTAAAGATTCTGACGAAATGCTCAATCAGTTGAAAAAACTGAATAATAATTTTGAGAAGGAATTCGACGGTTATAAAAAGGAGCGTGACAATGAAACCGACAGCTGGCAAACTCCAGAGTTTTTCTATGTGAAAAAAGGAAATGTGACCAAAAAATATCCAAAGAACAAATGAGAATAATCTATCGTATATCCAGTTTTGGAAACCCAGATATTGAAGTCACACCTTATTCAGGTAAAGACCAGAAATTGACATGGAACAAAGAGGACGACCGAAAGTACGATTATAAAAAGGAGCTAAAGGAGATCACTTTGGTGAAGGACGACTATAAAGTTTTCCGTGAACTGGAGCTCACCGATGATCGGTGCGATCTTCAGACCTTGAGAGTCCTAATGGAGTGTGCGATCAATGATGAGTTCACATTGTTCACTGGTAACTTCACAATGAGTTCTGGAACCTGGGATCTGGATCAGTGCAAAGTAAAGTTCAAGGTTGATGCGATTGATCCTTATGAGTGCATTGAGGAGAATGACGATGATCATAACATTCTAGATTTCGTACTTCCTAGGACAGTTAATTTAGGCGTGACTTTTAGGATAGAGTTTTACAATTGCTTTTCAGGAGGTTTCAGTCCGATATGCAACCAAACTTTTTTAGACAATGGCTTATGGTCATTGGCTTTGAACCAATATACAGGAACTGGATCCATATACGATCGTTATTATGTTCGACATACCCTTACATGTCCATGTAGTTTTATCGCACCAATTGGATGGACGGAGGTAGAAAGCTGTTCTGGAGGCGTAAAGAAATACGCCAAGCTTTTTGATGTAGAAAGCAACCCATTCATTATTGATGTTGTTAGAAGCGGAAGTGATGCTAGTCCGTACAATGAGCCAATAGTTTCAATAGACAACGGACGAAAACTTCATCAGGTCATGCAAACGCTTTTGGACAAAGCATGTTTCGGATCTGGTCTGACTATAGTTTCAGATTTCCTTCAGTGGAATCCCGATAACGTTTCATCGATCAACTATGTTACTGGAGAGTTGAACAAATTGAGAAACCTGATCATATTCCAGAAATCAGATGTTAAGCGTCCGGCTGTTTCTGGAAATGCGACAAAAGGAGAAATTAATTATAAGGATCTTATTGAACAAGTTCTGAACTTATTAAACTGTGGATATCGAATTGATGACACTGTTTTCAGGCTAGAACATATAAGTTGGTTTGAGACCGATCTGGGAATAAATCTCTTGTCCATTGACAAAAAGAAACAGCTTCAGGGCACCAAGAAATATTCTTACGACGAAACAAAGCTTCCGAAGTACGAGAAATTTGAAATGATGGAATCGGGTTCTGCTGATTTTGTTGGTACCGACATTGTCTATGAATCGAATTGTGTTAACAATTCTCCGGAGAACAAAAAAACAGTGTCGGTTGATAAGATCACAACCGATGTGATGTACTGTTTGGAAAATCCATCAAGTCAAGGTGATGTTAGTGATGATGGTTTTGTGATTGTGGCATGTGATCCAGATTACAACGTCTATTATGAACCTGGAATTCTTGAGGCCAATACCACTATCAACAATGTTTTGAGCTGGGCTCATCTTCATAGGGATTTTTGGAAACACGGACGTGTTCTAAAAACGGGATTGATGAATGATGTTGCCACTGATTTTATTACAACAGTTCCAACGATCAAACAGGACCAGTTCAACATTATTATGGGCTGCAATTATCTTAAGGTTTTCAATCCATTGGACAAGATTCGAGCAACACTTGGATGGGGATTTGTTCAAACAGCAGAGTTGAAGCTATCCCAGTGTTCAATGAATTTTGATCTGCTGCTTGACAAAATTGACGAATCCAATTTTGACCAGATTTATGGTGATTTCGATGGTGATCACAGTGAAGATTTTGATTAATAAATAAAAAATTATGAGCTTCTATAACAAAGACAAAAATCCATTTCCATTTTATAAATTGGAAGGTACGGTATGGACCAACACAAAGCCGTTCTGGTTTGTGAACAACTGCAAACAGAATTGTTGTTACGATCACATTTTATTCCCTGGAGCGCATACGTTCCAATTTCCATTGTCTGATTCCATAACCAATCCTAATGAGGTAACTGAAGTTGATCTACGATTTGTTTCAGACAATACAATTTTAGTTGCTGATCTTGACAGAACCATCTTGGTGGACTCCAATGGAAAAAAGTTCCTTATCATATCTATCGATTTCGCTCCTGGAATAGCAGGAAATAAATATTATATTTCTGTGGTCACTGGTTTTGGTAGATATTATTCGGAGATCATTTGCCTAAAGGTACAATCAAGCGACATGATCCATATTGAATGGTCTTTGGAAAAGGGTAAGGTTGGAAACCTGATCTATAACGGCAATGTATCCAACATTGTGAATATTGATGCTATAATTATTCCTAACCAGCCAGAGATCGAGGAGCAAACCGAAGAGGATGGCTATGGGAATGAAGTTGCAACGCTTCAGGTGCTTAAACAGTCGTTCAACTTCTCATTTATGGCACCAAATTTCGTCGCACAGGCACTTTCTGCCATTCCATTACATGACAGATACAATATAGTCAATAAGTCCATTGGAGAGATCAATGAAGGTTATGATGAGAATATTAAGACTATAATATTAAAAGTAACCCCGGAAAACGATGGATGTTTCTCATTGGTGGATTTCAACTTCACAAAGGAGACCATCATAAAAACAGCGTGCGAGGATGATATCATTGAAATGCTTCCTACGCTTTTGGTTTTCGACGATCAAGAGGAAGACGAGTGGAATTTAGCGGGATATTTGGCAGGGTGCACTTTCCCTGAATCTGGAGCACACAGTGGTGTTAAATTTATACAGCATCCAAGCGTATTTCAGTCATCCAGCTATATGGTATTCCAATCGATCATTGGATTTGCTTATTCTGAAACTTCAGGCCTATCATTCTGGATGAAACATGATGTGCCTTGGGCGTCGAGCTCATATATTGCTGTAAGTATTTCTGGGGGTGGTAATTCGCCAATACTTACGCTCAACACAACAAACGCATTGACCTTTGGATATGACATTGGAGTTTTCGGGACATGGCAAAAAGTAGACATGTCATTGGGTGATTTCGCTTATATTGGGGATATAATAAACCAGATAACTTTTACTTTGGTGAACATTCCACCGATAGGTTTTGATCTAATTGAATTTTCTGAAGCATAAAAAACGAAACTAATAGTTTCTTTTTTATATATTTGTCTTGTGTATGATTAAAGTCTGATCCACTTAAAGGATTTCTTCATAGGAGATTTATCCACTTCTTAACGGATAACTGGAGGTAATGACACCTCGCCAAAAGTCATAATAATCAGAATGTTTAATTTCTAAAACGAATTATTATGCCAAATGTACAATGCAACGATACGGACGTACTATGTCCCGTTAACTGCGAAGGGCAGAATTTGCCATCGGTAAATTTTGACGATTGCTCCCCCGAGATCAACGAATCGGAGATTGAGTGGATAGCAGTAGCTAAATCTGACGGGGCTGACTTTGCTGATGTCGAGGATGCTACCGAGTGGACCACGCGTATCACACAGACCGCAGCCGAAGTACCACCAGTTCCAGACGATACGATTCGTATGATACGAGTCATTGGTGACAAGCCAGCTCCAGAGATCCAAAATAGATTGGTATCTGGTGGCCGAAATCTGCAAACCGGAAAAACGCATACGCTAAACTTGGAGATCGATGAGACCAATGCAGTCAATTATGAATTTGCAAGGTCTACCGCCTGTAACGCCACTTACAAACTGTGGTATGTTACACGTGCCGGATTGGTCTATGGAGGTATTTGCGGAATGAAGGCTCAAATGGTTTTGAATCTTATCCAAGCCAGAGGTGATGGTGAAATCGAGAAATATATCGGTACCGTCAGCTGGAAGGACAAAGTTGATCCACCAAGAGCAAACTTCCCATTAGCTGGAGAAGTGAACTTCTAATCCAAACTACCGATGACGATACAAGAGATATTATCTAATATTATCTCCTGGATCCGGACTGGAATCCCATTTAATGTAAAGTCCTCTAATGTGAGGACTTTGCTTACGTGGATGACCAAACGTATGGATGTTCAGGAGCCGGGCAGACTCAAGGTGCTCAAAAAGGAAGGAAACCTATCGATTGAACAGGAGATCGGTGACCGTGTTACTGGAGTTATTGAGAACACTTTTGTTTTCAATGCCATCTATTTGGGCGGTAACATCAGCCTTCTTGTAAGTTATTTTATAATTACAAACACTGGCGGTTCCAATTCCAATCCAAGGGAACACGTCTATGATGACATCAACAGCGTTGGTCAGCTGCTAGACGATCAAGCCAACCAGACCGCAGGATTCTTACAAGAAGTCACCGATGCGTCCGATGATCCAGAAGTTGATTCTGGGCGGGCCGTTTATTTATATATTGGAACGACTGTCGGAACACTTGCAGATTACATAAGACTTACCGATTCAGAATTGGTAACTATATTGAACCCACCTTCGTACAGAACATTTGAAGTAAAGGATATTACAGAAACTTTGCCTACGGCATCAACCATTGGACAGGTTGTATTAAAAAGAGATGTAGGCACCAATATAACCGGGATACTGTTTGATGCGACATTCACTAATTACCTAAAAAGATATGCTGAAATATTTGCAGCAAACACCCCTTTATACTTTGCGATCGCAAACAAAACACAGCCCAATACGTTAATCGCAAGCGTTCTCGATTTTTCATTCAGCGACGGTTCTGACACCTATTATATAGTTGATATAAACCCTGGGATCACAACTTTAGAAGTTTCTATTGGTGATTATTTGGAGGTCTATGTTGATATCGATGTAGCAGGCCAAGACATCGATCTATCATCATCACCAGTGGAGAATGACTATACTGATATAGCAGATATGTTGGCTCTTCAGGTAGAACAAACGGAGAACTTTTTACAGTTTGTTGCCGATGCGACCGCAGACCCAAACTATGTATCGATTGATGGTATTACATACGCTTTTTATAGGTATAAGGGAATTGCCACAGCGAGTTTATCAGATTACACGCTGTTAAATCCTACCGAAGCAGCTGTGGTAGTCACATCATCATCTTACAGACAGTTTATTGTCCTTAACGTGGCTGATTCTATACCTTCAACAGTTCCAAATGGTAGGGCAAACGTACAGACTGGAGCGGGCGATATAATAGCCATGTTGTTTGACAGAAGTTTCACAAAGTACATTGCAGGCTATAAAACCCTTTTGGATGCTGGTAAGGATATTTATATAAAAGCGTTCAATAAAACGGCATCAGGCAATAAATTCTATTGTGCCAAAGTAACATCGATGGTATATAGCAATCCTTCGAACAACTATTTTATAGTAAGTTTTGGCACTAATCTAACAGGAGGTGTTTTTGCAGCCACTGATGTTATGGAAGTCTGGTTTGATCTGGATTTAGTGGGCGCTGACATCGACCTCTCCTTATACCAACTAAAATCAGTTTACGATCCAACCAACAAAAACACCGACGCTTTCAGCATGGATAACATGGTTGAGACCGCGACTAAAAAGGTATTTACTTCTGTTGAGCGCGATAAATTAAATGGTTTAGATAGCGCTTTAGTTTTAGCAGGAACTTGGGATGCTTCATCAGGTACATTCCCTGGAGGTGGAACAGCTCAAGCAGGATATACTTATTTGATAAGTGTAGCAGGGACTGTTGATGGAGTTGTATTTGGTTTAAAAGACAGAATCACAGCGATAGTAGACAATGCTTCTACAAGTGTATATGCAGGCAATTGGTTTCATGAAGATTATACAGATGTTTCTTTCAGTTCTGAAGTGAATGCTTCCGATGCTAAAACAACTCCAGTTGATGCGGATTTGTTCGGAATTTTAGACAGTGCAGCGAGTTTTATTACCAAAAAATTGTCATGGGCAAATATCAAAGCAACCCTCAAAACTTATTTTGATACGCTTTACAGGGGAAAGAATGATGAAATTGTTACAGCCTCAATATCTGGAACGTACAATATTGATTGGTCAAAAGGAGCATACGACCTTACCGTTACAGGAGCGGTTACATTGACAGAGAGCAATCTACCTCCAGCTGGTTTTGAAAAGGAACTATTGATTTTCGAGACAGGCAACTTTGCAATCACATATCCGAGTGCGGCTTGGAGCGCAAACAAGAGCGGTACAAGGGACGGCACTAAAAAGAACGTTCATGCGGTCTGCGCGTATAATAGTAAAGTAACAAGATTTGTATCTCAATTGGATTAGGCTATGGGAAAGAAAATGTTTTTTAGAAAATCTTCAGCAGTTGAATTACCAATAGCCAACATCGTTTCAGCATGGAAAGGCGATGGAAACACTAATGACAGTGTTGACGGAAATTCACCTGTATCAACAGAAAATATAACTTATGTTGAGGGTCTTGGAGGTCGCCAAGCTATACATTATTTCAATGCCGCTATTATTAGTTCCATGACTGTAGCTGATAATGACAATTTAAGTTTTGCGGGCGTTGGTGTTGATTTGCCTTTTAGTGGTTCATTGCTGTGTCGTAGAAATAATAACGGTAATGCTTATAATTTCTTTCATAAGGGGACAAATGTATTTCCAAACGAATATACAATGTGGACTCAAGCTACTGCATATTTAGAGATAGAATTAAGGGATAACACAAGTGGAAATTGGATAAAAGCCACTTCTGTATCTCCTGTTCCAAATAGCGGTTTTCCAGAGCCTGACCTATGGCAACATTACATTTGGACATACAACGGTGACAGAACGCCAACGGGATTAAAAGTTTATTATAATGGCATTGAACAAGCATGTACTTACACTTCTAGCGGTGTTTTTAGTGGACTAAAGAATTTAGGGGCACCGTTAACAATAGGTAGAAGACCAGGTCATGCAGCGTATAGTGCAAAGGCTTATGTGCAAGACCAATATTTGTGGAATGTCTGCTTGACTCCAGAGCAATGTTTGGAATTAGCAACACAACAAAAAGCAGGAATCGATTTATTACCATAATAATATGAGAGCAAACAAAGACAAAAATGGTCAAACAATAGTAGGCATACCGAACGAGTGGTATCGTAAAGCGACGCCTGACCGATTGACCGACGATTATAAAACGTTGAGCTTGGCGGAGCATATAATTGATGAGTGGGGAGAAGTGGTTCCTCCTGTATATGATCCATTGACCCAAACAATAAGCGAATTGCCAGATTTAGACGCAACCGATGGAAAGTGGAAATATACAATCACGAACAAACCACAATCCCAGATAGATGCTGAAACCGATCAGCGAGAAGATGAAGAAGCCTCGGCTTTAGAGATGCAACATGAACAGAGTGGAATAGATATGTACCATGATATTAGAAAAAGGATTCGATTGCTGAAAACAAAAGGGCAATTGACACCAACTCAATATGATCTTATAAGAAGAAATTTAAGACCCGCAATATTGCCTTTGGTCAATGGGGATTTTGATATTGCCAAAGAATTTCTGGACGGTTTGCCAATCCCTCCAGTGGGTATTTTAAGAACCATTTTAAATACGGTTAAATCGATGGTAGATAATTACATGACTACTGAATATTCACGACAAAACCCAACATAA